GGTTTTTGTTCTATGGTTTTTCCGTCAAACAACTTAAATTCTCCACCCTCGTAATCATCATTTAATGATACAATACAAGTTAATTTTAATGAACTAAATTGGTCTATTGGATAAAAATCTGAGTGTGGATTATACCAATCTCCTACATCATATCTATGACATTGTATTCTATTTCTATAAATACCTTTAATATCATATTTGTAATGTATTTGATTTGCTACTGATATTACTTCCCAAAATTTATCTAAGTATTTTTGTTCATTGTTTTTGTTAATGTTTAATAAACAAATACTATCCTCTTTTTCATAGTATTTAGTTTTCTTTCTTTCAGAATTTTTATTTACTTTATCAATGATATAGTCGCACTCCTCTTTTGTAAAGAAGTCATCTTTTGTTATTACCCATTTGAAATTGTTATTTAATTTCAAAGATTCCATATCTATTGGTTTATACATTGTTATCCTTATTTGAAGTGGTCGCCGATAAACAATTCTTGAATTACATATCGTTTACCTTTACTGACTGGAACAACATTATGACATAGAAATGCCGGAAAGAAAGTTAATGAACCTTTTAATTTGTTCATTGAATACCACTCTTTTGTGTCTTTGTCTTGGATACCAAATTGAACATCTCCACCCTCATATTCACTCGGGTCTGTTAATTGGATTATCCCTACTAATTTTCTTACTGAACAAGTTCCTGCATTAAAGTCTGTGTGCCAACCATAGAAACCACCCTTTGTGTATTCTATTAATTTTAATTCATTATCACACCCATCAATATCAAAATGAAATACTTTATCATTTACAATATTGGCCATTTGAAACATTTTGTCCTGTAACCATTTCCAATCTTTGTTTGGTTTTGTTGGTCTGAATTGGTTTTCTTCTTGTTCACATAAATACCACTCATTAGTTTTTCTAATTTCTGGTATGACTGCATTTTTTCCTTGTTCATCTCCAACACAACCAATCACATCTTGTTCTGATTCCATAATGTCTTTTAATAATTCATCACATTTTTCTGATGATAAAAAGTTTGGAATTTGAACTGAATATAAAAAATCGTTATTCTGTTTCTGACTCATCTGATACTAAAACCCTATTCGCAAAATAATTT